ACGCAAGCGGACATCGACCGTATTGTAGGCGAACGCCTCGCACGCGAAAAGCAAAAGGCGGATAAAGCAATCGAAGAAGCGAAAGCGGAAGCTGAACGTAAGCGCCTCGAAGAATCAAACGAGTTCAAAGCGCTATACGAAGCGGAGAAAGCAGAACGCGAAAGAGAGCGTGCTGAAGCGCAAGCTGAGCGATTAGCTACGAAGAAACAATCGCTATTACTTGAAGCGGGCTACACTGCGGACAAGTTAGCGGACTTGCTCGACTTTGTAACGGGTGACGACGAAGAAGGCGTGAAGGCTAGCGTAGAAAAGCTAGTACGCGTGGCACCGCCGAAAGCACCGCCAGTAGATCCGGCAGTTAACGGAGGCAATCGTCAGCAACCCGAACAGCAAGACGGTACGGAATTAGGTAAGGCAATGTACGAACGTATCAAAAATAAAATTCGATAAACGGAGGAAAACAAAATGCCATTATACACACCGAAATTTACAAACGAAGCCTTCAAAGGCGGAAAGAACATTCTAGCGTCAGAACACTTACAATTCATCGAAGGTGGCGCAACATTAGACGCTACTGAATTCGCAACAGGATACCACGAAGTAGGGAAGCTAATAGCACGTAATACAACTAGCGGTAAATACGAACCGTTCAGCGCGGTTGCAGGGTTCGATAACTTCGGAATCTTAAACGTAGATTTCACTAACGACGGCACTAACGATTTAGTAGCTGGCGAAGTGATTGTACGCGGATCAGTATACGAAGCTAAATTAGCAGACGCAGTAACAGCAGAATTCAAAGCGGCTAATCCGCAAATCAGATACGTAACACACATCTAAGACTTTCGAAATTAATCGGAGGTCTTTTTTAGTACGCAAAAATAACACAAAATATAACGGACACTATTAGGAGGAATTTTAAATGGCAGGAATTACGCACTTAAAAGAAATGCAAGAACCGGCACTAAGAGGATTAGTAGTACAAATCGAGGACAACCAAGCACCGTCACTAGCGGACGAGTTTTTACCGAATGGTCAAACGTTCTCTACGACTTTCGCATATGACATCGTTAAGAAATCGAATCACATCGCAGCATATATCGGATTTGGCGCAGAGCCACCAGTAGTAGACCGCGATGCAGTAGCGTCTAAAATGGGAGAAGTTGCGAAACTAGGCCTTAAATATATCGCTACTGAAGAAGAATTAATGGCGTTAAATCAAGCGCGCTCAAACGCAGAACGTTCAGCGATGGTTGACGCTCTTACAGTTAAAGCAGCGGACTTAGTAAACGCTCTTAACAAACGCGTAGACATTTCGAAACTTGAAGCGTTGTTAAAAGGTACGTTCTCGTACAATAAAAACGGCGTTAAAATCAACGTAAACTACGGTATCGCAGCACCAACAGTTAAGGCAGGCGCTGACGCTTGGTCAGCAGCTACAGCGAAACCACTTTCGGATTTAATCGCTTGGAATGACGCTTATGTAACGAAAAACGGTAAATCCGCAGACGCTATCATTATGTCACGCGAAGCGGTTGCGTTACTACAAACGAACGAAGAATTTATCGTAGAGGCACGCGGAACTAACGGTACTTTCACGCGTATTTCTATGAACGAAGTTAACGACGTATTAGCAGGTTACGGATTACCGTCAGTTCGCGTTCAAGCGCAACGTTCAGTAACGGTTAAGGACATCTACACAGGTAACGACGAAGTTATCGAATTCTTACCGAAGTTCCGCGTAGTATTTGCAAGTCAAGGCGCAGGACAATTCCTATTCGGTCCAACGGTAGAAAATAACTACCAACCGGGTATCGACCTTCGTGCTTACGATAAATTCGAACCAATCCAATCGGTTATTCGCGTTGCTGCAGCAGGCGTACCGGTTATCGAAAACCCTGACCTAATCTTCCACGCTGACGTAGCGGTAGGTTAATTATGACTAACGTAAAAGTTAAGACGATAGGCGCGATTTTCAACGATCAGCCTATCGGCTCAACGGTCGAACTAACGAAAGCTGAAGCGGAACATTATTCCGCATTAGGCTACGTCGAAATCCTAGCGGAAGCTAAGACGGCTACGAAATCGGAGTCAGCGCCGAAAGCCGAAACGAAGCAGCCCGCAAGGAAATCGGCACCAAAAACGAAGGATAAATAGGAGGTACGCAAATGGCGACGCTAACACAGATGACCGAAAGGCTTACCAAACGGTTTAACGCCGTAACTGCGCAACCGGCGCTACAAGCGGCAGCGATTGACGTCATGGCGGACACGTTCGGAGCACTCGGTTATGACACGCTCGCCGACGTACCGCCCACGGATATCAACCGCTTGCTAGCGTATGGTTCTGCGGAACTTGCGCTACAAATAGCATTAGATGCAGCGCGATTCTTTAAATATACAGACGGCGAGGAAACGGTCGACAAGTCGATGATTGCGAAGGAATACCGTGCGTTCGCTGCGATGTTCAAAGCGGATTATCTAGCGGAGGAAACGAAGCTAACCCCGTATGACGGTTCGGCGTTTCGCGTGATGCGTAGGCTTGACCGCCCATGAGTAAACAATCGGAATTAGACGCTATCTACGAAAAGCTAGCGCGCGATTATGGAAAGCTGAACGATAAGCAAATATCGTATGCAATAAAGGAAGTCGGACGCGTTCGTGCGGACATTGCGGAACTACTAACAGAATTCGCCGCAGATGACGGAACGATTAAGCGTCAACGACTTTCGCGTTTGCTGCGTGAATTAGACGGAGTAGAAAAGGCGTTACGTGAAAACGGCATGACCGCAATGACGCAAGTCGTTACGCAATCAACCGAATTCGCTATCGCTAATAGTCCGTTAATTGTTGCGGGTATCGAGAAGTTAAATAAACGGACGGTCGACTACGTTATACGCCGATTCGGTGACGACGGCTTAGTGCTATCGGATCGCATATGGGGAACTAGCGGTGAGATACGCGACTCAATTGCGACGGTATTACGTACGGGCATTATACGAGGCGACGCAGTAGGAACGATGGTTCGTGATGTACGGAAAGTCTACGCTAATGAAACGTGGAAGATTAAACGTTTAGTAGTGACGGAAGGTAATACGGCTTACCGCGTTGGCTCAGCTAATAGCGTGAGAGATTCGAAGGTTGCCGATTACGTCCGCGTTAATGAAAACGGAAGTCGACACGGAAATCATACGAATCACAAATGCTACAAGCTAGCGCAAGAGGACCGGTACGGCGAAGGCAAAGGCGTATTCAAACCGACTGATACGGAAATTTATCTTCCGCATCCCAACTGTTCTAGTTACATTACCGCGGTACTGAAGGACGAATACTTATAACGGAGGTGGCAACGAATGATTAACGAAGCAGATATCGAATTTATGCGAAACACACGCAAGGAAGTCGTAGCAGGACGTCAAACGCTAATAACAATCGCTTATACGGGCGCAGGCACAGTCGACGACATAACAGGCGAAGTTATCGGAGGACAATCGGTTGAGCGCGACGTAATGTCCGTAGTCACCGAGATAAGTTCGGCAGCCAGTACGTCGTTCGAGCGCTTAGTCGTAAATGGCGTTGCAGTCGAAAAGGGTGACGTATGGTTATCGATAGCTTTCGAATTAGTCGCAGACATAGCGGAAATAATCGAAAGCCTACGTTACGACGGACGATGGTATACCGTCATGGCATCCGATAAAAAAGGCATCGGTGCGCGAAACCGCATCGAAGTGTTAGGACGTGTTACAACGTGAGTAATAATCCGATTGTCATAAATATTACGGGACTTAACAACGTCATGCGAGCGTTAGCGAATATGGCGGATAGCTCAACGGTAGGTGACCTCGAACGTATCTCGGAAACGTATGCGCGCAAGATGGCTGAGGAATCGGCCGCGTTAGCGCCAATTGATACGGCAGCGCTACGTAACTCTATCGCATCGAGTCCGCAAGAATCTACGGTTGAGCACGTATGGGAATACGGTTCTAACTTACCGTACGCAGTCAAGATGGAATACACGCATCCGACGAACAAGGCGTACATCCGTAAGGTCGTATGGGACAACCGCGCGAAATACCGCAAGGCGATTAAAGAACGCATATTAAGGAGTTGACGCCATGAGCGTTAATCAATTAAATCTGCAATCTTCGATACAGACGTATTTAGCTTCGGCGATAGGCGTTAAAGTCGTATGGGTTTACGATGGCGTCACGTTGCCGACCGCTAAGCCGTTTATGACCGTAGAGCAGATGCAGAATAATAACGAAATAATAGCGAAGATGCGCGATGCAGTAGCGACAATACACCGCTTTCAAGTCGGCTTATATGCGTCAAGTGCGTCCGAGAGGTCACGTATGCAATCGCAAGTAAGTCAGGCGCTACTGTTCGGGAAAATACCGCTAATAGATACGGATCAGCCAACGAAACCAATCGTTGGTTATTTTTATGCGGACGTAACTAACGAGGTACCAATACCGGCGGATAGTACGGATGAAAAGACGAGGCATCACCTGGTGTTCTTCGATATCGAAATCGACGTTCATTACTACGGTTAAAAACTAAGGAGGAATTTACTAATGGCAATTTTAAAAGGGCAAGAAGTAGTATTCGCAGTACGTTTTACGGACGGCGTAGACGCTGAATCAACATTACGTGTGCTTTACCAAACAAGCGGAGGACGTTCTAAGTCACGCGATGAAATCGATATCGCTACGAAAGACATCGACGGGACGGACTACGGTAAGAAAACGGAAACTATTTCGTTTGAAGGACTTATGTCTACGGATGATCCGGCACTAGCGCAATTAGAAAAGCATATCGACGACGCTACATTCGCGGAGATTCTTGAAATCAACATTAATACGCTTGAAGCGAAAGTGGGGCAATACATGGTATCTACGTTTGATGTAGATTACCCGGATGATGAATCGGCTACTTACTCGTTCGAAGCGAAACTAATCGGCAACACGACGACTGAAACGTTAGCTACAGTACCAGGCGGAGCAACTTCACTAGCGTAACAAACATGGCGGGTAATACCGCCTTTTCTATATTCGAAAACAAAAGGGGATAATCATAAATGGCTAACTTTACAATCAACGGAAAAGAACACGAATTAAAACTTACGTATACAGGCGTTAAATACTTAAACGGAATTGTCGGAGGTAACGCACTAGAAGTCGTAGGACAAGCGATGCAAGGCGACCTCGACATATTCCCACACGTAATCGCAGCAGCGCTAAAACATACGGGTGAAAACTATACGCAGGATGACGTCGAAAAAGCTATCGAGCAAGCAACGTCTGAAGAACGTTTGGACCTACTCGGCATTATGCAGTTATCTAACGAGGTTATCGCCGAGAGTTTTTTCTACAAAGCAATAATGACGAAGATGATGGCGGAAAACAAAGACGCGAAGAAAGCGCTAGACAAGCTTCTGAAATAAACGCTGACCTTTCGGATATAGAAAAGGCGTTATTCGATGGGTGGCGTTATCTACGGATGTCGCCCGACGAAATATACGTAAGAACACCGCGCGAGTTTCAGATACTTTTACGCGCGCAACAAGAACGCAATTACGACGATAACGAGCGCATGGCAACTAATGCGGTATGGCAAGAAATAGCGCACAGGTCGAAGCGGATTAAGCCGAGCGACTTATATAAACGACCTACGGACGCAAACGTAGACAAAGCGAAGGTTCAGGATTTACGCGAG